TTGCCGAGGCTGTCCATCATCTTGACATTGCTATCTTCAGAACTAAAAAATCCCATAAAACCGCTGATCGTCTCTAAAATGCCGCCTATCTTTTCTGTAAGATTTGCAACAGCATTCATGACAGACGCAAAAGCTTCAGCTCTTTGCTTGAGAGCTTTAGGATTTCCGGTCATGCTTTCGAGGTACATCATGATTGATATCGCGGCGCCCGCCATCACCCCCACTGCTCCAACAATCGCTGCCATGCCAACAGCAATTGCAGCGCCACCAATTCCACCTGTAGAAAGAATCGCAGATCCGATCGCTGCTGCTTCTCCAACTACAACACCCGCAATTGCAAATGCCTTCGCCATCGTCTGCATCACTTCAGCGCCGGCGAGCATAGATTCTTTGCCAATCAATGCTGTGATTCCACCTATAAATAAAGCAGTGACAATCATTGCTGCAATTACGGCGCCTACCGCGATCATTCCAGTGACAAATCCTTCTTTCGCTTTTTCTATTATCTTTCCAGCAATTGCAATCTCTCCGACGACTAGACCGAGGCCCATGAACACCGGAACTAATCCATAGAGAACAGCCATCGCGGCGAAGAGATCTTTTGGTGATTGACCCTTGACAATCTTGAGAGACAAGAAGAATGCACCGAGGCCGATTGTCATCAATCCAGCCATCGCAAGAAGAGTGATGCCAAGTGTTTTCCAGCTGACGTCTTTAATTTTTTCCATAACTGCGAGAGCAGGCATAAACATCTCGATTGATTTAGAGAGTGCGATTAGAACGATTCCCGCCTTTAAAACGTCGGCTGTATCAACGCCCTTCACGATTTCGAGAGCTTGCCCAAACATCTTTATTCCGATGTAGAAGAATGCTGCAAATCCTACGATAAACTTGGTGAGAGAACTCCAATCAATCTTGCTCGTAGATGCAGCTTCCATCTTCGTCAGATCTTCTGTCGATGGAAGAGCTCCCGCGGCAAATCCTGCTGGTGAGTTTGTCGCGTCAGCTGCTTTTGTCGCTAGACCCGTTCCTGCCGATTTGGAAATCTGATCAATAGAACGGTTGCTCTCTGCGCCTTTTCCAAGCAGACCGCCAAGCATTCCTCCTGCTTTTTTAAAAGCACCACCGGCCGCCGCGCCGGCAACTCCTTGAATTAGCGCGGGTCCGAGCACAACAGCGATAGCACCTGCTATAATACCCTTACCAGCCTTCGTGCCAAGAAGACTTTCTTTTAATTTTTCCCAAATTGCGGTACCGAGTTTTGCCAGAGCAGGACCCAATTGATCTTTAATCGTCGCAAATGCATCCAAGAACGGCTGAAACCACTCTTTCTTTGCTCCGACGGTTGGAAATTTAGGTTTGCTGATCCAGTCAGCGATTTTATTGACAGCTTCAGCAAGTTTTGGAACAATAAAATTGACTAGACCTGAGAAGATCTTTCCAAGCATCTCTCCGAATTTCTTAAATCCATCAAAGAACTTTCTAGATGCAGGTTTTCCAGAATCAAAGAAGTCAAAGAAAACCTTCTTGAGTTCTTCTAAGAGATCTTCAAACTTTCCTTTAAATTCCCCTGTGCTAGGATCAAAGTATTTTCCAAAAATCTTCATGACGTCGCCAGACAATTTCGCGAATCTTGCAGGATTGAAGAGATCGCTCAGGCCTCCAAGCATCTGCTTTACGCCCGGAAATGCTTTCACGAACATCGTGCCAAGCCGCGCGCCTGTTTCGCCAGCAATTCGCATGGATTCTCTCAGGTTCATCATGACGCCCTGGAACTCTGCTGAGCCCTTCACGCCTCTAGAGAATCCTGCCATCAAGTTGCCCATGAAGCCACCAGGACCTGCCTTGACGTCGTTATTGAGTCGCTCAATCTGTATAGCGAGTTGTTTCATTGCGTCTGCTTGAGAGAGCTGCGCATCTTCGGCCCTCTTTGCAGCGCTTGCAACGTCGTGAAGCTTGTCGCCTTGATCTTGATTAGCGACCATAGCATTCATCGCTTCGTCCGTCAAGCCTGCAGTCGTCTGAAGCATTTTTCGCTCTTGGAAATTGAGCTGAGTCAAATCTTTTCCAGTAGCTGCGAAGCTCTTTCTTAACAACTCAAACTTCTCAGCTGGACTTTGAGCTGACATCAGCTCCATCGCATCAATGTTCGTACCGAACTGCTCGTTCAGCTTAGAGGTCGACTCTGCAGCCTTGTCGAACGTGTCGAATTGATCCATCAAGCCCGTAATCTTGTCGAGAGAAATTCCCAACTTGTTCGCGTACACGACAGACGTCGCAATTTCTTTCGTCGACAAGTGGCCGAAGTGGGACATGTCCTTCAGCGCTTTGCCCATATCCTTAGAAATGACTTTTGCGTCTAATCCGAACTCTTTGCCAAGCCTGATAGACTGCTTCGTGACATCATTGAGCACAGAGCCCATGTCTTTGCCCATTCGCTTACCAGCAGCAGCGACGGCAGCCATCTCGTCGCCAGTGAGTCCGAGTCCCTTCTGATATGCGAGGAGAGCGCCGCCGTTCTTTTGAAATTCAGCGGCATTAGCAGCAAACTGAGGACCCATCTCAGAAGCGAGCTGCGTCATGTACTTGATTCTTTCAGCAGCATTTCCAAATACTCTGAACGCTGAAAGACCCGTGTCGTTAAATCCCTTCATGCTCATCGCCGTGGATTTAACAGCATCTGAAGTGGGTCCCAAGAATCCGAACTCTTTGCGCAAACCCTCCATCGCTTCAAAGAGCTGATTTGCCATGTCTTGGCCCTCAAGAGCCATATCAGACATTCCCTTCAGCATCTTAAAAGGAATTGCAAAAATAGCTTTCGTGACGCTAAACGCACCCTTTACAATCGATCCAAAAAAATTAAAAATACCTTTTGATATCGCAAAAAGATTTGTAAATCCTTGCTTCAATCCCTTCAACGCGCCTGTGAGTGCTCCCACAGCAGGGGCGGTCGACACAGCTGACTTTCCAAAGTCTTTCATCTTTTTTGTCAAGTCAGCTGTCGACTGCGTCGTCGATTTCGTCTGCTTTTCATTCGCTGCAGACTCCTTTGTGACTCGCTGCCAATCAGTTGTAGAGAAACACTTGCTAGACATCTCGCAGTATTTTGCGAGCTCCGCTGACATTCCAGTAATAGCCTGACGAAGCTGAGTAATCACATTCAGCTGATCTTGAAAAGCTTTGGTAGAATCGGTCACGCCGCGCTTTGACGGTCCTCGCTTCCCTGAGCCCGTATTATCATTCTCGTCAGCCATCTAAGTTCTTTCTTTACACGCTAAGTATAGCTATTATCAGAGCGGCCACTGAATGCCAAATATTCTCTCAAATGTAGAGGCTGACATCTCTTTTTCTCTAAGCTTCTTCACGACAGATTCAACAGTCGCAGAAGGATTATCAAGCTCTTCTTGAAACTTCTTTGAAGCACTCAACGCTTCAGCAATCGTACGAATCTCTTCTCTGCTTCCCTTTAACTTCGTGTTGACATACTTTCCAACTGCCCATGCTCCAATCGAAGCAATTAACAATCTGTTGGTTAAATTTGAGTGAGATCCACTCTCGTTCAGACTGGATTTGCGATTTGATTCGTCAGACACTTGTGCTCCTTCTGCAATATCTCACTGTAAATAATACGATAGAAAAAAAGCAGATCATCAAATGCAGACTAAGTGAACCGCCTCAAGCGAGAAGGCGTCTGAGATCGCATCTTTCCTTGCAGCTGTCTAACGTCTGGCGTGTTTTGATGAACTGCTCGCGACTGCGTCTCTCCTGATTCGCTTGTCTTGGACAACTCCTTGCCAATTCTCTCTATAAACCAGCGCTTATACGCGACGGGCATCCGCTGAACTTCTTCCCACAGACACCCGCCGTAATACATTAAAAGAAATGCAGGCTCAAGAACGAGCTGTTCTCTATCTTCGGGCCTGAGGCCAAAGAAACGTGACACCGAGCGGCATACTCACCTCCTCGGAATGACCACAAGCATCGCAAGTCGTATCTTGACGCATGACGATTCCCGGCTCATTGTCCTTAATATACTCTCTCAACGCAAGAGAATCTCTCGCTGGCATCAGCTTAATAAAATTAGAAATCTTCGATCTATCAGCAACACCATCAATAGACGCGATCGAATACAACAAGCTCGTGGTCACATTCGACTCAGTGCCAAGTGCCATCTTCTTCTGCTTCTCGTTCATCACCATGATCTCTTCTTCGTCTCGACCAGTCATGAACTTAAAACGAACTCTCTTCTTGCTGTAAGGCAACTCATACTCAAACAAATTTGTGCCATCCTGTACAGGATCAATCTCAAGTCGCTTAATTGGAAGCGATGCTAAATCAAATGCGTGCGGAGACTTAACGCCACACTCTCCACACTCCATCTCGACATTGTACTCAGGACCATAACCCGTAATACGAATCGAAATCATCAGCGCGTTTCTGTCACCTGATAAAAGCTGAAGTGGATCAATAGATCGATCAACAAGGCAAGACTTAATCAGCTCAGAAATAACAGTACCCTTCTTCAAAAGAGCACGCGATGTCAAAATGTCTTCTTCCTTCGCAGTCATAGCCTTAATCTCAACGGTCTCTAAACCAAAAAGATTCGACTCAGGATGATACACCTTTCCCATCGAAGGCAACGGAACAAGCTCTTGCGGAATATCTAAACCGAAATCAGCTTTCGCCTTCTCTGTCGCAGACTGCCTCGGCATTCGAGGATCTACGCCCGGCGGCAACTGCTGTCCCTGTGTAAAAACTGCATTTTTCTGATCACGATCTTCTGTACTCATCTGTTCTCCATTTAAGTGAAATCTATTACAGATATTAAGCACACAAACAGCTCGTGTAAACACACAGAAGATACCCAATCAAAACAATTTATAAATTGTCATAAGAAACTTTATCGAATTATAAAACATTAATCTACAAACACTGCCAACTCACTCTTTCACTAGCTCCAACATCAACTCATACAACTTCTTCCACAGCGTGCAGAGAATCATGGCACGGGATGCACAGAGGGATCCCAGGTATATTCCTCTCAACGTGATAATCAGTAACCCACTCGGATATTTGGGATTTAATCTGGAAGGATTCTCCTGGCTCTCCGAACAGCTCCACAGCTTTGTGGAGGATGGTGGCAAAACGTTCGCCGCTGTGGTGGACCTCCAGGTCCGACGTGGATCCGCAACGGGCACACTTGAAGCCACCTTCCTTCAGCTTAGGAAAGGTCCATCGGCTGTATAGATGGGAGCGGACGAGGGGTGCCAGAGCAGATGTGCCCCCGCGCCACTGGGAATGAGCTGATCCGGTGAGAGCATACAGGTTGCCGTCTTTCCATTGCTGCGACATGTATCTAGAACGATTTTCTTTAAATTCTTTTGTTCCATACGCATGCTCAACAATCTTAGCAAATTCAGGATCATTCTCTTTTGTTTTGCCTCGATTCCACGGATCTTTGCTCCAAAGACCTTCGTCGCGGCGCTTCTTCAAGCTCTTCGCTCGAGCTTCTTCGTTGTGTCCCCAATTATTGTGAACGCGAGAAGCGTGACCTCTAATAAACTTCACGTAGCCGACTTGTAGCGAATGGAAGCGAGGTACTTGACCGCAACCGCATTCACATGTGGGTTCCTGACCGTTCAAGAATAATTTCTTGTATAATTCAATTGACGGTAAATTATGCCGCTTTTGGCAGTGAATTCTGAGTGAATCTAGCTTATCAGATTCGTATTCACCGCATTCAGGGCACCTAAATGTCGAAAGGTCCATGGTATGTATTGTACCATAGACCTCTTGACTTGTATATTCGATGACGTTATTTTTTGTCGAATGTTAACGTCAAAACTGTAACACACAGTTGTCAAAGCGGAGTGTCATAGTGATTTCTGTTGGACCGCCGTCTTCGTAGGTGACGTCGCCGAAGTTAGCTTCTGTGATGAAAGCGCCCTTGATGTCCCAGAGTTCGACCACAGTTCCGACTGGATCTAGAAGTTTTAGTTGGATGTCGCGCTTGTAGAAGTCTGCGTAGCCGCTGCGTCCGCTGACTGACTCGAAGTGAGTTCGGACCCATTCCATGACTTGTTGTGCGCCGGAAGGAGCGATTGGGTCGTGGAGTGTGACGGCCATTGTGCCGAAGGTTGTCTTGCCCGCGAGGTAGCGGCGTGAGTTGATGAAGGGGACTTCAACTTCTTCTGTTGTGATTGTGGGTCTAGCAGTTGTCTTGATGATGTAGGCGTCGATGCCTTCAATCATGAGTACCCATCTATTCTTACGTTTTGGTTCGAATTTCGCGGGTAGCATTGATGATACGTCTAATGTTTCAGCAGCCATTGTATTTCTCCTGTGTGATCCTCAGATAACGATCTTAATTATTAGCAAAAAATATTTTTTACTATTAAAGATCAGTCATCCATAATTCAAGCCGAATAGGAAGATTAAATGGGTGCTGTTGAAGGTAAAAAATTAGAGTCGCATACATGTCCTCTGTGTGGTGAATTGACAACAAAGCGTCTTACGACATTGACGAAGCACTTCTTTGAAGTTCACGACAAAAAAGACGAAGAAGTGTGGGAGATGCAGAACGGTCCGCGTCCGACGTGTGCGTGTGGGTGTGGAGGACACACGACTTGGAGAGGATGGGGGAAAGGTTATGGGAGAGTCGTCAATGGTCACAATGCAAGTATCTATGCTGTGTATAGTCCTGAAGATGCTGCAAAGATATCAGCATCGCGTTCTGCGTCGTTGACAGGTAGAGAAAGTTGGTCAAAAGGGCGCACAAAAGAGAGCGACGAAAGAATTGCTGCACGAGCGGCTGCGACTTCTGTTGGAAGAAAAGAAGCGTTCAGCGAAGGTCGAATAAAGACATGGAACAAAGGATTGACTGCTGAGACGGATGAAAGAGTGTTGAGAGCGTCAGAAGATCTGAAGAAGAAGTTTTCTGAGGGTGAAGTTGTGCCGTGGGCAAAGGGACTCAGTAAAGATACAGACGAGCGAGTGTCGAAGATGGCTGCGTCAGTGCGTATCGCTGTGCAGCACAAGTCGCTTAGAGACAGGTTAGATCAGATTAAGCGTCTTTCTATAGACGAAGTGAAGCACAGGATCGAATCTTCAGGCGATTTGACAGTCGTAGACGGTCTTCAGCACTACATTAGCGATGCTTCTCGTGTCATCATTGTGAAGTGCAACCGGTGTGGAACGCACACTCAGGGTTCTCTTAGAATGCTGGGCAAGGGAAGGTGTTTTCAGTGTGCGCCAGGAGGATCAGCAGCGCAAGAAGAAGTCGCGAGGTATGTAGAGAGTTTAGGTGTAGAAGTAAAGAGAAACGATAGAAAGACGATGGCGATGGAGTTGGACATATACGTTCCTCGCGCAGAGTTTGCTATCGAGTATAATGGATTGTTTTGGCACAGTCACATCAACAAGCCGCCTCAGTATCACGAGAATAAATCTAGACTTGCGAAAGAGAGTGGCATTAAATTGCTTCATGTCTTTGAAGACGAGTGGAGGGACAAAAAGAACATTGTTAAGTCGCTTATATCTTCTCGACTCGGAATATCGTCTCTGACTTTGGGTGCTAGAAAGTGTGAAGTAAAAATCTTGACAGCTAGCGAAAGAAAATCATTCTTTAAAGAGAATCACTTGGATGGAGATGTTGCGTCAGAGGTTGCGTGGGGTCTTGTTAGTAACGGAGAAATCGTGTATGCACTTTCTCTTCGACGACCTTTTCACAAGAAGTACTCGTCTGGTTTGGAGATATCGCGTTGTTGTCCTCGACTCGGACATAATGTGCAGGGAGGATTAAGCAAGTTAGTGAAAATCGCTAGAGAATACTGCAAGACGTCAGGAAAGACGTGCTTGATGACTTATGTCGATACTCGATTGGGCGGTCAAGGAAGAGGATACGAGATCTCAGGTTTAAAGAGAGCAGGGTCCACAGTTGCTCGTTGGTGGTGGACAGACATGGACAACAGGTTTAATCGCTTTAAATTTAAGGCTAATTTTGAAGAAGGAAAGTCAGAAGCTGAAGTCGCTAGCGAGGCGGGTGTTGTCAAGATATGGGGTTGCGAGAATGTTGTCTACACATTGGACGTGTGACAAAAATAAAAAAGGTTGGAAACGTCTTATTTCCAACCGCTGCGTTAGACAAATTTCTTTCCTAAAATAAGATTCGGAGTTCATCCATTTTGCTTAGATGAACTCCGAAAATCTCTTCTTTAATCAGACTATAATTACAGTTAAGAATTAATCAATTAATATTCTGTAATCACTGTTGGATGTTGTTTGTTACAACGAAGTCGAGTGAGACGAACTCGATGCTCTTCGTGGGTTGCACGAAGATCTTGCCGCGGAGTGTGTTGTTCTCGATATCGTCCTGTGTTGTTGTGGAGGAGTCGATGACAACCTTGAATCTCTCGAGACCGCTGAGTGCTTGGATTCTCTGTAGACGTGGTGTCACTGTAGCAGAGAAGCGAGCGAGGGTTGCTTCGCGGTTTGGCTCGAACAGAATTGACTGCGCGATGTCGCGAACTTGTCGTCTGATCTCGATGAGGAGTCTTCTCACGTTGACTCTGTCTAGAGCAGATGCAGCAACTTGAAGTGTCTTCTGTCCCCAAACCACGAGACCGGAAGCGGGATTTGTTCCACTTCTTGGTGCACCTGGGAAGGCGACGAGAGGATTGATGCTGTTGTCGTAGAGGCTGTCAAGATCGTTCTGAGTCAATCTAACGCGGGCTTCAAGCGCATCTTGTGGAAGAGCACCTCTTGTGAAGCCTGCTGGTGCGAACCATGGATGTCCCACAGCGTCGTTCAGCGAGAGAGCGCCGAGGACGACGACCGAAGGTGGAACGAACAGGTTGACGCCCTTTGGATCTGTGTAGAGAACGTCAGGGAAGTAAGCAGCAGCGAAAGAGCTATCAACAGATCGGTTCTTGAATGCTGTTAGAGAATTTGTGACAGAAGGAAGACCGTTCTCGTCTCTGATGTTGTCACTGTTCTCGTCTTGATGTTCGATATCCATGATGAAGAGAGCATCGAATCTCTCTTCTGTAGCTTGAACAGCAGTGTCAGTGACAAGAGGCTCTCTAATGCCTGGAATTGCGAGAAGTTGAATGTCGACGTTTGTTGTGTTCTTCATGATCTCGATTGCCTTGAGATATGAAGAAACGCTTGCGCCTTCATTTAATCCGCGTCCTGCACCTGCTGTCATGTCAGCAACGACTGCAAGGTTTGTAATCTCTGCCTCTTCAGCATCGAAGATATTGACGCCGTCGAATCCACCCTGCATGAATGTTGTGAACTTAGCAAACTTCTTGTTTGTAGAAAGATCGTCGATTCTGAATGGACGAGTCTTGGAAGCGTCTGTCCCAAGATTTGCTGAAAGATATCCTCCAGCTGCAGGAGCTCCGCCTCTGACGTAGACTGCCTTTGCCCATTTGTCTGGATCTGCTGCTCCTGTTGAACCTGTCACAACTTGAACGTTCTCAAGAGTGAACAAGTTGTTGCAGAATTCGTCAGAATCAAGAACGCCAAGAGCCGCTGTCGCTGCCTGACCCGAATTGCTTCCTGTGACGAAGTGAGCTTCGCCGACGACGAAGTCTGGGAAGTACTTCGCGAAAGACTCAATGCTCATATTTGGAAGAATTGATCCATTCTTCTTTAAAATTGTCTCAGGATGTTCGAACTGCACACCCCAGTAGAATTCCTTCTCGACCTGTTCCTTCACTGACCACTCGTCACCAGTTGTGATCTTGTGTCTAAAGGGAAGAGGAGGAGTGATTGAGTTCTTGAGGAACGAAGCTGATGTGTTTGTAACCTGAGAAAGAATTCCTGCAACAGAAGCTGGTCCTAATGCAGCAAGTGGGCTAGAGCCAGAAGTCACCAAGTGGTTGACGCCTCTGAAACCTACTGGAAGTGCTGTAGGATCAACGAATCCGTTCTCGATGTCTTGGTTCATCTCGACTCGAACGTAGTTAGATTTATTTGCGTAATTACCTTCTACGACGAGCTTCTGAGATGAGAGTTCTCTATCAAAGTCATAGTAAGCGTGAAGATCGCCAATCACCTTTGCGATATAACGGTCAGACGATGGATCAAGAGTCACGCCTGCGAATCTTTCGTTTGGAACAACAGACTTAGCAAGATCTCTATCAGAAAAAGTTCTAATTACAATGTCGAAAGTTCCGTACTTGTAGAGAGGATCGTTAGACTTGTTGATGTTCTCAATAGAGATCTTAACTTGAGAAGATGCTCCGGCGCCGTCGTCGAGAGCATGAAGCTTAAAGAGATTGACAGGGTTTCCACCAAATTTTTGAGAGATGAACCATGGGGTCACTGCATGGCCAAAACGATCTCTAAAATTCTCGTAGTTAGGAACGTTTGCTCCGCCCACATTTCTCGAGAGAGAAGATGTCACTAAGAATGAAGCGGGTTCGTGTCCACCGAGAACAGCTGAACCAGATGCCGTATTAATAACGCCAGAACCTGTTACTGATGCGAGTGTTGGATGAACATCCCAGTGTGCGTAGAGGTAGTGACCTGCCTCTTGCATCTTGAGAGGATCAGTGTTAAAAACATCAGCAAAGTAGTTGTTAGAAGTGACGTCGAAAGAAGCTGTAAGAGCATTTGGGTAAGATGCTTCAGTTCCTTTATGTCCATTTAACAATAGAACGAATTCTTGCTTTACAGTTCCATTCTGTGTTAGATAGGTGCTGCCTAATGTTGTGCCTAGAGCTGTTGCTTCAGCTGCAACCAACGTTGAAGAAGGAGCATCTGAAGATAAAGAAGCACCGGGCATAGAAGAGGACATCTTTACTAAGACACCGCTTGGTGCCATTAAAACGCCTCTAACTAAAGGAATTGCCGCTGCTGACGATTGAATTCCTGCATCGCTTAGATAAGTTGATCCTGCAGATTCTGACATGAAGCATCCGAGGAAGTATGTTCTTCCTGGTACACCGCTAGAATTTGCGTATGGATTTGAGCTTATTGTATCTGGATTTGGCTGCTGTTCACCAACAGTAAAGCCTGCATTGTTTACGTCACCTGCTGCTGATCTCTTCTTGCCGTCACCGACGCCAAGAACTCTCAGGTAAGTCACAGCTTGAGCATTTCGAAGCCACTCACGAACTGCGAGTGGTCCAAACTTCTTTCCGTCAGTCTCACCAAATTTAGCTGTCCAATCAGATAAGTTTCCTACTGTAACCGGCACGAATGCTGGTCCGTGTATTGCTGTACCAATTATTCCAGCTGGGACGCCCACAGGTTGTTGTGTTGTTGGACCTGTGAGGTCAATTTCTCTAGCTGTTACGCCTGCGCTTCCGAACTTTAATTTTGCCATTTAAGCTCTCCAATTACTACTAACTAACTATCAGTTAAAGATCATTTTCAAACGAACTGAACTCCACTATTTGTCACAATAAAGTCAATTGCGATGAATTCAACAACTCGTGTTGGAACAACCACGATTCTTCCATTGAGACGATTAAGATCTGCGTCCTCTTGGGTGTTGTTTGTTTCGTTCATAATGACCTGGAATCCTTCTATTCCTGCTTGAACTTGAATTAGTCCAAGTTGGAACGAAGCGTCAGCTACGAACTTATTTCTCACAGCGGGTGTGTTTTGTTCGAAGACGATCTTTTGTGCAATACCAATGATGATACGCTTGATCTCGAGCATAAGACGTCTAACGTTCACTCTATCAAGAGCTGACTTATTGATTTGAAGCGTCTTTTGTCCGTAGATCACGAATCCAAGTCTTGGGAATGTTGCGATTGGATTAATTCTTGATTCATACATACGATCACGATCAGAGACGTTGAGTCTCACTGTAACATTCGTAACGAAGTCAAGAGCTGCTCTATTGAAACCAGCTGGTGCGAACCATGGATAAGAAACTCTATCGTTAAATCCTAACGCACCGAGAGCTGCCACAGAGGCAGGAACCTTCACTCTTCTGCTGTTTGTAGCGTCGTCGACGTACACATCAGGGAAGTAAGTTGCTGCGTAGTTGTTGTCGATGTTTCTTGCATCAAGCTCGTTGCAAACATAATTGATGTTTGGCTTGCCTGTTGAATCATCGTACAAACGATTACCGCTATCGTCGTAAGATGGAATATCCATGACGTGCATTGCAAGACCGTAATCTTTTACCTTACTCATTGCATTGTCATTGATGTAAGGTTCTCTAATTCCAGGAATTGCGAGAATGTTATTATTGGCAACAAGAGGATCTGTTGCAATGTTGATTGCTGTGAGGTAAGAAGCAACCCCACTGTTGTTTACATCTTGACCCGCTGGATTTGTAGCAAATCCTTGCACTGCATTATTTGTTGAAGCTCCGCCACCAGAGTCGAACGATACAGACTTATCATTCATTCTGCGTGAATTTCGATCAAGCATGTTTGTTCCATCGAATCCACCGTACATAAAGTTAGTAAACTTCATGAATGTTGAGAACTTATTGAAGTCAGATGATGATCCTGATGCCAAGAGTGTCGCGAAGGACATTCTGTTTCTTCCATTTTCAGAATATGTGTACTTTGTATTGTCAAGTGCAGCATTTCTGATATAAGCAGCTTCCTTCATGTGAGCATTAATTGAGCTTGTTAAGTCTCCAATTGAATCATTAAACAACACAACGTTAGAAAGTGTGAACTTGTTGTTGTTTAAAAGATCTGCATTAGAACCAGTCACCAAAGCATCTAGCTTTTCAATTCCCGTAAACTTGGTTAACGAACCAAGGAGGTTGTTCTTTTCTGTAACAACGTTAGGATTGAGAAGAGATGTTCCTGTAGGATCAGAAGAGACGCTGTCTCTCTCGAACTTCACACCCCAGTAAAGTGCTGGATTTGCGAGCTCAGAGTTACCTGGCTGGCCAATAAATACTGGGCTTGATGCCATCTCGCCTCTTGTTACCTTGAATCTCATTGGCACAGGTGGCAAAAATGATGCTGAAAGACTGTTAAAGGAAGAATTTAACTGTCCACCTAGTCTTGCCTTTGAAGATTGTAAAGCGTCAGAAGACTTAAGATTTGGATTGAGGTTAACAAGATGTGCTCCCTTAAATCCGAAGGGAAGAGAATTTTGTGGAACTTGCTTCTCTTCAACCATAGAATTCATAACAATTCTAACGTATCGAGACTTGTTAGCATACTTTCCTGTTGCAACAATTCTCTTCTCGCTTGGGATTGTTGAATCGAAGTTATAGAAGACCTTTCTGTCTCCGATTAGCTTCGCAACATAGTTTGGTGAATCTGGGTCGAGTGTGCAGTTCGAGAACTGCTCAATGACTTGAACTGTTTGATCAGTATCATCCCAATTTCTAACTTGAACTGTGAATGTTCCGTATCTGTTGGCGTCGTTTGTAGATGCCTTAAGATTTGAGATAGAAATCTTGTAGAGCTGATTTGCATACTCGCCGTCATCAATTGCCTCAAAGTGGAAGAGATCGTATTCTGTCTTTCCGAAAGGCTGAGAGATGAAAGCTGTTGTTTTTGGCGAAGTGAATCTTGTATTATAAGATCCAAAAACCTCTCTAAATGTCTTAGAGGAATCTCCTGTAGCAGAAGAATTTGCTGAGCCTGAGAGAATACCAACACGACTTTGAGCACTTCCGCTAGCGAAAGCAACAGATGGATCGACTGCAAAGTCAGCGTGGAGATAATGTTGTTCTTGGTAGAATTTATCTGGGTCTCTGTTCAGGATCTTGCCAATATAGTCCTTATCAGTTGGATCAAACGATGCTGTGAGAACCTTAATTCCACCTAATCCATCAGCAACTGAGAATGAAGAACCCAAAGTAGAAGAAATAATTAGCTTAAACTTTCCTGATCCAAGATCTGCGTCGTCATTAAGCGCAGAGCCGGGTGTGAAAGATGAAGCAACAATGGATCCATTCGCATCTGTGACCATGACCTTTGCTGTATTTGGAGTCATGAGAAGACCTCTCACGAGGTTGACGTATGTTGATCCAGCGAAAGAATCGTTGTCTGAAAAGATGGGTGCTGCAGAACCTTCATATGTTCCAACTTCATGTCGTGCAACAAGAAACTGAACTGCACCATTATGACGAGAATCTGCTGCAACAGTTCCAGCTAAAGCAAAACCTGCATTATTAACAACACCGTATGCTGTTGTACTGCTAAGATGTGCATCAGTTGTATTTGATCCTGCACCTAAAACTCTGATGTAAGACAAAGAAGATCTATTCTTTAAGAACTCATTTGCAGCGTATGGTCCAAACTTATCAGGATCTAAGTTTCCAAAAACTTCAGCAAATTCATTAAAGTTAGCTACTGTAACAGGAATAAAGGCTGGACCTTTATTTGCTGTTCCAATGATTAAAGCAGGAACGCCGGTCGGGCCTGTCACTGCTGGGGCTGAAAGATCAATCTCTCGCTCATAAAAGTTGGGCGACTTAAAAGTCTGCTCTGACATTCTATTATCTCCTTAACAAATACCGATCAGTAATTATTGTCTTAATTGTCACTAATCAAAACAATTTCTAATCCACCCAAACTATGGCCAGAATAAACTGTCTCTCCCTTCGAGGTTGTCGACACAGTTTTTATAAAATTATGTCCTCTGGGAACTGACGAAAGTGAAGGATCGTTTGAATCTTCAGTTCCTGGTGAATAGGGATTGTGACTAGTTATAACTGGATAAATTTTTTGCTGTCGCCAACCCGGCGTTCGTTGATCGTCTAACACATTTCTTTGAAGATCAAGTGGTAATGTAGGATCGTCTGACCCTAAAAGATACTTGTTAGACGGAATTTCACTTGCAATGTTAATTGATCCGCTAGATAGATTCTTAAATGCTATAGTTGGTGACGAGACGTATCTCTTAATTGGAACTGGCGTTCCTGGCGATTGAGTCGCAAAGAAATACGCTGGGACTGTTACAGTAAAATTGTGCTTAATGAATCTTTCAGTTGTCGACATGTCATCGAAGCTAGTCTCCATGTTAAAAGACCCACCTTCTACAGTTCCTACAAACCAATAACCTTTCTTTGTATCAAGACGCCAAGACTGTCCTTGAGGTAAAAAAGATGTAATTAACTTTTCCAAGATCTGATTTGAATGTTGCATGTACTGCGTCCAAACAGTAACTTGGTAATTGATTGTATAAAATTGAGGAGTAGGAACGACAATCGTTTCAAATACATTATTATTTAGAATGGGCTTAAGATACGATCCATCTCGTATGTCTTTGTCAGCTACGAGCTCACCTAGTTTTCTTTCTACTACAATTTGATTACCATGTCTTGTGTCATTTGGATTGACAGCAAGGTTAGATTGATTCTTTAAAAATAACTTATTAATTAAGGACTGATAATCACGGTCCGATTTATCAAGTCTTCTCTTGATAACAATCTCACCAACCTGCTGATTAATTCCACGCTTGGTGATATCTGCTGAAAGATCCTGAGTAACTTCTGTCCTCATGATCGTTATTAACGGAAGAATTAATGAGCCGGTCTTGTCTCGTATTGGGCGTCCTAACTTTAGCATTGCCCATTTTTCTCCTGCAGCAAATACAACTGGAACGCTAATTAAATCTGTTGAATCGATTCCACCAACTTGAGGAGAAATTTCTTTGTCAAACAGCTCAAACATTGCAGTATCGACATCTTCGAGCCCACAAGAGTTGATATAATAATCTGGCAAGCCCGATGTTTTTTCGTAGCCTGACGGAAGCGCTTGAACGCCGTAGTTCTTCTTGCTTAAAGTCTTAAATCTAGTAGGCATAATTCTCTATCATTCGTCATAAAAAGACTTAATAATTTTTCTTGGTCCGTCGATCGGTGGATCAAGAGTTCCGTTCTCTCTAAGATCTCTCTTATCAGCAGTTGGATTGCCTTTAGAATCCAGCTCATTACCTCTTTGCTGTTCGAACTCTGTCTGAATAGCATCAGCATCTGTGTTTGCAATATCTGTAGGACCTTTAAACGGTGCTTTAAACAGACCGTCGCGAGATTTATTACCAATAATCTTGATGCCACTTTTATGTTCAGGTAGACCGAATATGTTTTTAGAAACCATTGCTTCGGTCACTTCATAGAAAATTTGGTCGAATGAGAAAAAGTCACCAATATTCACTCGAATTCCCTTGTCAACTAAATCTCTATATTGAATAAATGCTTCAATCATAAACTGCTTGTCAATACCGAACTTGTCTATCTTAGTTGACTGTTGAAAGTTTGCATCAACAATGCATTCTATTTCTATTGGATTGTCGTAGACTTTCTTCAAAGCTTCGTTATAAACATCGTGAGTTTTTGTCTTCAGCTCTGAAATAGGGTAGTAATAGATTTTCTGACCAATCACATCTTTTACTATCTCTTTCGTAATGTCTGAGATAAAATTTAACTCTCTCTCTGTGATAAACAAACGAGCCATAAGTTATCTCCTTTAACCTATTACGATAGATTTTCCTGATGGCATAGGAATATACCTCAGGCTCTTGTTAAGATTTTCTGCTGTGAGCGCGTCAGTTTCTATCAGCTTGGCTCTCGTCAAGTTTGATAAAAATTCTTTTAACTGTGTAATTAGTTTGTCCTTGTCTTCTCTACCCTGAGTAACAAGTGACTCACCATTCAGCTGAAGATCAGCATTTGGAATAGGAATACTCTGAAATTTAGATCGAATTAGTCCCAATAACTCTCTGCAGAGAGCAAGAGTATATTGACGAATCCACTGACGTCCAGGTTGCGTGATTCTTATAAATGGAAGATTTCCATAAGGAATATTCTCTGGTCCTGAAATACCGTAGATAGAATCGTCTTTAAAGGCTGTGGGATTAAGTGGATCTTTTCTTGGCATTACTTTGCAATAAACTCTTCCCACTTGTGATTCAAGCACTGGAATTGGGAATAGACGAAGTTTGCTTCCAATTAATTGATAACTGTATTGTGATCTTCTCACTCTGAATGCAGTTTCTAACATTCCTCTTCTTAAAACATCTTCAAATACTGGAAGAACGTAGAACACTGTTGAGTTAATGTACGACTCATAGTTGAAGTTTGTCGCCAAGTAGTTTGTAATATTTGACGCGTTTAAAAGAAAGTGCTGTGCAGCAATTGGCTCAAAGTGAAACAATTCTACAATTTTTAACTTTCCTTTAGAGCCACTTGGAATAGTGTCGTAAATGCTTAAATTTGTTTGAGCGTCTTTTAAGTCAGCGTACAAATCGTAGTCTTGTTTGTCACCTACGACGTCAAAATAACCCAAAATAGGATTGTAGGAACCTCCTACGTTGGTCTCAGAAGCATACGCATCAGCCATTCTTGTTAAGAACTCCAACGTATTCCTTGTGTACTTATTTGTCAGATCTGTTGATCCTGTAGGCATTCCTAAGACGTTTGATAATTCAGACACAATTTTCATTTCATGAATATTTTTGCTATATTCACAGCATGCTTCTTCAAAACATGCCCATATCTCTTTCTTAGTCAATTCAACGCTAAGAACATCGTCACCTAACTTTCTTTTTACAAAGTTGACCATGCTGTCAGCTTCAGACTGAAAGTCAGTATCTGAATCAAAAAAACCGAACGGTGTAGGATTCACAATGTCCGTAAAAGATGCCATCTAAAACTCCGAGTACAATCGTACAGATAAATATCATTAGGAAAAACTAATCATTAACAAACTCAACAAAACAGGTGATATTGTGAAAATAATAAAATTTGGTTCATCAGGAGAAGACGTTTCTAAGTGGCAAATTTTTTTAAGAGGACTAAAAGAAGACAGCCATGTAATTGTCAGTGGCTTCTTTGATAATCAGACGAACACAGAAACAAAAGAATTTCAAGCAAAATCAAATCTAAAAAACGACGGAATAGTCGGTCCTTCGACATTGGCTGTAGCTTTAAATTTAGGTTTTTGCTTAATGTCAGATGATTCAATTGACGAGAATAGTTCTAATTGGCCCGTTTTGCCTTCACCAAATCAATTTTTAAGCCCCCAAGCAAGAATTAAATTATTTGGAGCTTTTACTTACAAATCTGCACCTGTTTCTTCAAATCCAGAAGCTATAATCATAAAGGGAGATTGGGTTGCAAAAAATATAAAGAGTGCAGTAATTCCCCAACTCAAAGGATTAGCTGGCACTCCTACAAATTTGACTGTTCAGCTAAATGAAAAGATTGCTGATCAGACAATCAAGCTATTCTCGGCTTGGGAATCAGCAAATCTAAAAGATAAAATTAAAACGTGGGGTGGATCTTGGGTGCCTAGATTTATTAGAGGATCTAGATCAACATTATCAAATCATGCATGGGGAACGGCATTTGATATAAATGCACAATGGAACATGCTTGGATCTACTCCAGCATTAAAGGGACAGCTAGGGTCGACTAGAGAACTAGTTCAAATAGCTTACGAACACGGTTTCTATTGGGGAGGCTGGTTTCCTGGTCGACCTGATGGAATGCACTTTGAAGCTTACAAAATTCTATAGTCACATACCAGAAATTAAAGCTTGAACAGCAGTCTTAACTCTTTCTTGCAATTCTTTAGGTAATGCTGTAAGAAGAATATAATTTTCAACTTTTTGAGAAGATGCTGGAACACCTCCAGCAACATACTCTTGACTAACTGTAACTACAGTTCTAAGAACTAGAGGAGGAAGGCCGGGTCTGTTTGCGTAAATTGGTTGATAAAGATCAGCGTTGTTATTCATGTTCATCCTTTTAAGATATTGTTAGACTTAGCGAGTGCTTCGTTCATATTGGACATCATCTGTCTAATCTTTAGCAACTCTTCTTCTAATT